CTCGTCGCGTCGCCGATATTTCTAAGTCCCATGATGCGAGCCCGCAGACCTCCTATCCAGTTTTTGAGTCTCTCAAACAACGCGCCCTCCTTTCTCCGCGTCTGCATCGCCTGTCAGCTTGGAGGGCGCTACAGAATCCTGCGGATTCTGCAAAATGTTGTTCATGTCGTACTATTCCTCCCCGATCAGCTTCTTCCGCTCCTTCTCGATGCTGTATTCGAAAGCATCCAGGGAGTCCACGTCGGTCGATCCGTCGTCGAGCCGTTCGTCCTCCTGCTTCTTGTCGTTCCACAGCGCCTCGGAGAGGGCGGTCCGCAGCGTGTCCGTTCCGTCCTCCCGGAGGAAAAGGCGGTGCGTGGAGATCAGCTGGGACGTGAGCCGGATACGCCCGTTGATGGACGTTTTCAAAGCGTTCCGGACGGAAAAGGGAAGCCCTGCTCTTTCGACGGCGTCCTTTATTCCCTTGATGAGGATGGATTCAGCGCTGTCGCAGTACACCGTGTCGATCCGGCCGTATTCCTCCATGATCTCCCGAGCAAATTCCAGAAACGAGGCGTTCAGGTGGAACGGGTCGAGTGTAATGGTGTACCGCCTGGATTTCAGAACGATCACGCTTCCGTACCCTGCCGTGATTCCGGAGGCTACGAAGGTCGTGCCGGAGCGGTTTCCTCCGAAGTCCACGCCGATGTTGATGATTCCGAGACGCCCGCGGTCGATCTGGCTGTCCGGGATGTCGTACCCGTGCGGATTTGCGGCGAAGAGCTGCCAGATAACGCCCTGCGCGGCCACCCATTTTCCGAGGATGAACCGCTCGTAGTACACCGTCCCGGCGTATTCCTTCTTCAGCTCGGTTCTGAAATACTCCGTCAGAAAAGGATTGTCGTCGATGGTGTATGCCTGGCAGAAAACGTCGGCGTCCGAATCTATGAACTTCTTGATAAAGTGATTGGGGTTGTCCGGGTTGCACGTCCCGTCAAATCTGCTGTTCGGCTTGTCGAGACGCGATTTGACCATGTTGAACACGTCTTCGTTCCATGTGGTCATCTCATCTCCGTAGCCGTACTCCCATCCGGAACCCTGCACGCGCTTTACCGCAGTTTTATTGTCCGCCCCGAGAAGGTAGCAGTCCCTTCCGAAGAGCCGGATCGTCCCGCGCTGGCTGCTGAACCTCCCGACAAGCGTATCTCCCCAGATGGAGCGCATCGGATCAATGATGTTCCGGGTCAGCGTCCCGGTGGTGTTGCCCATCAGGACGATCAGCCCGGAGCCGGTGCAGGCGCGGATCCGCATGGGGATCACGAAGTAGTCCATATAGGTTTTTCCGCTTCGCGTCGCCCCGGTCTTGATGTTCCAGCGGTGCCCCTCTTTCATGGCCGCGAAAAACTGTTTCTGCATGACGGAGAATCCCATGTCAGACCTCCGTGTTCTCTGCGGTCGGCTCATGTATGAGCGGGTCGTCCATGATCTGGGCGAGCACCTCGTCCAGCCGGTTCAGCGTCTCCTGTTCATTCACGTCGTGCTCCGCGGGCGTGTGGGCTTCAACCTCCTGTCCGGCTCGCGCCGCTTCGATGTTCATTCCCTCCGTCAGCAGCCGGATCGCGTCTTTCGTCAGGATGTCGCCGGCTTTTTTCTTCTTCAGGGCTTCCGCGCCCTTCGCCTGCATGACCTTGGCCAGTTTGATATGCCTCACCCGCATATCCGCGATGGAGGCGACAGCCTTTTTCAGGGCTTCCGCGTCCACAAATCGGTCGAATGCTTCCGCTCGCTCCACCCAGTTCCATTCGGTGGAGTAGTTGGAGATGTTCCGCTTGTTCTTGCCGATCTTCTCGGCGACGGCGCGGATGCTTCTGTGTGTGAGGGGCAGATCGCACGGTACCGTCTGCCCCTCGTCGTTGATTTTCTGGTACGCCATGTCCCGGTACAGGGTGAATGCCGCGTAAGCGTCTGCAGATTCACCTTCCAGGCGCTCCCAGACAGCCTCTTCCTTGCGCTTCATATTCTGCTCCTGAACGGGATAATGAGGCGCAAAAGAGCGCCCCGTGTCATAGTTTTGTCAAAAGCTCCGCTTTGCTGTAGCTCGTGTGGTTCTGCGCCATCATGCGGAGAAAGTCGTCTTTCGAGAAATCGCTCAGCCGGAAGACTTCCTCCGGCTTCATGCCGAGCTGACGCCCGATCTCCGGGACGGTTTTTCCCTCGCCGATCAGCTCTTTTACGATGGCCTTCATCGGTTCCAAAAGATGTGTACCTCTGGCACGGTTGTGCGTCACTGTGCCGTAGATGTCCTCCGCATGATCCGGATGATCCACGACCACGACGGGGACCTTCCCGCCGAGCATGGAGCGGAGCGGTTCTTCTCCCGCCACCGTCCACCGGTGGAATCCGTCTATGATCGTGAAGTCCGGGCGGACGACGATCGGAAGCGTCCAGCCGTTCGTCAGGATCGACTGCGTGAGAAGCTTCAGGTTTTCCTTCGAGACCTTGTTCGGGTTCCAACTATTGGCGTGTAATTGGTCTCTGTCAACCCATTGAAGGGACGACAGAGGTGCGAACAGATTCTGCATATGCCTTTTTCGCCGATAATGCGTATTCAAGGCCATGCCGCTGTATGCGCTCGGTCAAAGTGGCGGGAGCGATCCCGAGGTGTCTGGCCCATTCGTTGTGGGTCATCCTTAATCCGCCGTATTCGTAGTACTTGCAGTTTCGGGTGTTCCTGGTCTGCTCAGCACATGAGATCCAGCGGCAATTCTCGGGAGAATAGTCCCCGTCATTGTCGATGCGGTCAATGCTCAGCGAATCATCATATCCATGAGAAAGCGCCCATTCACGGAAAGCGGCAAAATCCTCCCACTCACTGCAGATTGAGATTCCTCTTGCCCCGTAGTATTTGTATGTCGGATTTGTTTTGCAACGGCACCGGATACGCATCTGCTTCCAGATGGAGTACAGCCGTGTCTTGCTCCCGCCGTGTGTGATGTTGCACTCGCCTCGATACATCGGCGAAACCTCCTTCATGATGATTGATGATTGATGAACTGCTTTGAGTATTCCGCGTAAGACGTGAATACGTCCTGATACACAGCACGAAGCGTCCGGAGCTTCGGATCTCCCGCCGTGATGCCGTCGAACAGCTTGCGGTAGTCCCGCGGGCGTGCCATGCCCTCTATCTTGATCAGGCAGCGGCGGTACTGCTCGGCGACGTGCTTCTGATGGTCGGTGTGGAAATGCCGGTCGGGATGCCGGATCAGCATATCGGTCAGCTCCGCTTTATAATCCCGGTCGGTTTTGCCTTCCAGCGTTTTGCGGTTCCGGCTCGATCGTCCGAACATTTCCGAATCCCAGTACAGGGCCGCGAGGTAGGCGTTCGGTTCGCGCCGGATCACTCGTTCCATGAGGTCGGGGTAATATTCGTTCATGCGGACGAGACAACCCGCCGTGTCGCTGGAGAAGAACTGGCTGACCCGGAGCTGTCCCTTGCTGATTCCCGCCTGCCACATGAAGAGGTAGATGTCCGGGATCTCCACATGCTCGTCGCAGAGGAACTTCCAGACGTCCGCCGTCTTCCAGTCGTAGATCGGGTAGATCTGATGCGCTTCCGTCATGCCCTTTCCGCCGAGACCCAGCGCTGCCATGTACTGAAGCCGTTGGACGGATTCGGAGGCCCGGACGCCCGAGAGCATGATCCCGTCCCGCGTGACGCGGGGAAGGAACGCCTGATAGTTGTCCACGCGGGGCCTCAGACGGGGATCGGTGCGAATGGCGAAGGGCGGGGGCTGTCTGACCCAGACGTCAGCTTTGGTATGATCCCAGCAGATAAAGCTTTCGTCCGCCTCAAGCTGATTGAAGCAGGAGAAGTGCCGCACCTCCAGGCAGTACCAGCTGAAATCCGCGCCGGCGAGCATGAACTTCCGGCGCCAGGCTTTGACGGTTTCCTCGATGCAGGGGAAAATCGCCTCTTCGTCGATGAAGATGACGGTGAGCAGGCTCGGGTCGATCTCCCCGGCCTGGATCAAGGAATAAACGATCTGGGCAACGCACAGACTGTCCTTCCCGCCAGAGAAGGACATATACACCTTCAGACCGTTTCCGAATACGTTCCTAATCCGGCGCTTCGCCGCTTCCACGACGGTGATGTCGCTCTGAACGCGCTTCACAGCCATATTTTCTCACCGCACCGCGGACACACGACAAACCGTCCCCCCTCTGCTCCTGCGCTCTGAGGGGCTTCCTCGGCTGTTGCAACAGGATTCTGAGAGGGGGAGGCGGTCGGTTCCGCGTTTTGAGGCGTCTGGCGGACCGGGCGGACGGGTTCTTCCGCCGCCTGCCGGATGGATTCGGCCTCGTCGCCGTCCACCGTGCCGTATTCGGAAAGCACGGCGGTGGTCTCTTCCGCGTCGGCGATCAGGGATTCGAGGAAGCTGTCGTCATAGCCGGGGATGTCGAAATCTCCGTCCAGTTCGGCGATGATTGCGTCAAAGGCGGCGATGTCGTCCACGCCCAGATCAAAGATCCGGTTGTCGGCCAGCATCAGCTTTTTCTTCTCGGCCTCGGACAGCCCGCTTTTGAGCAGGCATTCCCCGGTCTCGCGGCCCATGGAGACGAGGGCGTCCCGGAGGCCGTTGCCGCAGAGGATCATGCCCTCCTCGTCAATGACGATGGGGCGGATCTGCCCGTACTTCTCAATGGAGCGGACAAACTCTTTCAGCTGCTTGTCCGTGTGGCGGCGCACGTTGTACTCAGGCGTCCTCAGCTCGGAGAGATTGCGGATGACGATCTCCATTACCGCTCACCCCCTTCCAGAAAGAGGCGGGCGCTTTCGATCTTCTCCGCAGCCGCGGTCACGATGCCGGGATCGATCTCGTAGATCTCATGCCAGCCGTTCCCGTTCGTGTACTGCCGTGCCGGCCACGGGTGCGTCCCGCACAGGAATCCGTTCTTCCATCCGTAGATGGGCGGGAGGGGAAGATCGTGGTAGTGGATGTACGCCAGGACGTGTTCGTGTTTCCAGTCGGCGAGAGGACTGTACCGGGTGACGCCCTTGCCGTCCGTGTAGATGCCGCCCCCGGTGTAATTCCCATCCGCGCGTCTGCGCCCGAGCAGGATCACGTCGAGGCTCTGACGCCGGAAGTAATCCCGCTGAGCCTTGTGCTGGACGATGGAGAACCACCGGGCCGCCTTTGCTGCCGTGTCGGGGAAAAGAAGCGCCTCGTGGGAGGCCAGCCAGTCCAGCGGGTCAGCTCCGCGTGACCCAAGTCCCACGTTGACGATTTCGCACTCTGCGGGCCTGTGCGCCTCGATCCAGGCGCGGAAAGCGGGGTACTCAAGTTCGCACACGCCGATCATGCTCTTCGCAATTCCAGCCCACTCTGCGAGGTCTCCGAGGACGATGCTGTCTTTGCCCCCGCTCCAGGCGTAGGCGGCGTTTTTGCCGTCCACGGTCCCGCGGATGTTCCCGACAGTTGTGTCGGCAAGACTGTCGATCTCGTCCCGGCTGACCGTTTCCTCGATGTGCGCCATCGCCTCGATCCAGTCCTCGTTCCTGATGTTCTGTTTACGGCCGAGCATCTGCGGACACCTCCTTTCGGGAAAGGACGTAAGCCACAATGCCGGAGAGCAGAACCGTCACGAGGGAGCCGACCGTCTTCCAGACAGCCAGCCCGGCGAGGTTGCCGTAAGCGAAGATCGGAAGCCCGATCACAAAGGACGCCAGGACGCCGAAGAATACCCCGTTCGCCGAGAGCTTCTTCCCGGAAAGCGTCATGGCCGTGGGAAGGAACGTCGTCGCCCGGAGCGTGCAGTAGAACAGGAACAGGTGCGTCACCGTCAGACCGGGGATGTTCGCAATGCCGATCCCGAGGGCGAGCAGGACGATCATGGAGATCTTCGAGGTTTTCAGATCCGCGCCGAAATCAGAGGTCAGGGAAGCCGCCGCGCAGAGGTTGCTGTCAACGGTGGACAGCAGGCCGGACACCACCATGAACAGGAACGGCACCATGACCCATTTCGGGAAGATGGCGTCGATCAGCTGGAAGTTCACAAGCCCGGCGTCGGTGATGACCGCGCCCGATCCAGCGGCGATGTAGCCGAGGATGCCCATGGAGAGGGGAACGGCGGCGAACAGAAGCGCACCGAGGGCGAAGGCTTTCCCGATCTTTTCCTTGCGGATGGAGAAAGCCCGCTGCCAGAAGCACTGGTCGCCGAAAGGCCCGGCGATCAGGCCGATTGCGGTCGGGATCCCGAACGAGAGGAGCACCGCCCGCCCGTTCGCGTCAACGAGAGAGGTGTAAGAGCCCGCAGAGCCGCCCAGACCGTGGAGGAGGTTCGATACCCCGCCCTCCATGGATAAGGCCCACGGAACGAACAGGAGACAGGCTCCAAGCATAAGGATCATCTGCACCGCGTCGGTGAGGACGGATGCCTTGATCCCGGAGAACTGCGAATACGAAAAAGCGATGACCGCGAGGATCACCGTCATCCAGAAGAAGGGGATGCCCGTGATCGAAGAGAGGATCTTCCCGCCCGCGAGCAGCTGAACGCCGGTCGAGAGGACGGAGAGAAGGGAAAGCTGTCCGAGATAGATCTTCCGCACCTTTTCGGAGCGGTATGTCTTTGCCATGAAATCCGAAAGAGTGACGCCCTCGGGCATTCGCTCCCGGATCCTCTTTGCGAACGGGATAAAGAAAAGCAGACAAAGCACGTTCGGCACGAGGAACCAGAAGAGGCCCGGGATGCCGCTTGAATATGCTTTCTCCGCCGAGGTGAAGAGCGCCGGCGCCCAGATCCACGTGGCGGCGATGCTCATTGCCGACTGCCAAAGTCCGAGCTGGCGGTCTGCGGTGTGGAAGTCCCCGGCTGTGACGGCCTTTTTCGAGAAGACCACGGTGCAGCCGAGCATGATTGCCGTGTAAACAGCGATAACGATGATGCCTGTCATGGGATCATCCTCCTTAAGTGTTGTTCCCCCGTCCGGGGTGAAGTACGCCGACGCCCAAGGAGTAAAAGCGTCCGCGTGAAGCCTCCCTTCTCATGAAATCCGCCCGGAGGAAAGAGCTCTCCCCCGGGCGGTCGGTTGCGATCAGGATCATGATAGCATTATACCACAGATTTTTCAGGATTTCGTCCGCAATTTGTCCGCGCTTTTCCTTCGAAATGGGAAGAGGTCAGGTGTCGATCCCGTATTCCGCCACGGTGAACTTCCAGAGGGCAGTCTTGCGGATGCTGTAGACTTTCGACCGTTCCACATGAAGGGCTTCGCACAGATCGTCCAGATACGAGGGCGTGCGTGCTATGTAGAATTTCGTCAAGACGAGAAGCTCTTCCTCTGTGAGAACGGAAAGCCCGCGTTCGATCAGCTTCAAGCGCTTCTGCTCCACGGAGAGGCTGATGCCGACGTTCTCCTTTTCGGTGATGCAGTCGATCCAAGTGTCGTCCACCGTGCGTTCTCCGGTTCCGTGGTTGGAGGGCATTCCGGTGAGCTGCACCGTCCGGCATGTCCGCATCCTCTCGTCCAGCATTTTGATCCTGTCCTCAAGGTTTTCGGCGGAGCGCTGCCAGAGGCGGAAATGCTTCAGATCGTAGATTGCACAGTCTTCCCACTTCATAAGCGCCTCCCTCAGATGACCTTTCCGCCGTGCTTATAGGAGCGGGTGACGTTGAACGCGTGCTTGATGGCGACGATCACGGGGAGTTCGTGTCCGTGCAGAGCCGTATAAGCGGCGATCTCCTTCACGACCGCGGACAGAAGCGTCAGCTCGTCGTAGTCTTCGGCCGCTCCGCCGTCCGTCTTTCTCTGGAGCCATGCCACGGACAGCGCGCAGTGAAGCACCGCGATCCGGTCTCCGAAGTCCTCGTCCTCTTTGGAGGCGAGCTCTTCGTCGATGACCTTCAGGCTCCGTCCTTCGCTCCCGAGGTAGTCCAGAATCCGGATCACCACGTCGGCCAGCTCAACGAGGACGCCCTCAGGCTTGTTCGGTACCTTGCCGGAGTCCCTTCGCTGGGCAAAGCAAGCGACGCAGCTCATTTCCGGGACGATGGCGCAGGTGTCGCCGCAGCAGTTCGGGCACCAGTCGCTCCCGCGCTGATTGCAGTAGATCACCGGCTCGCCGTTCCGGTATTCCTCCAGCGCCTCAGACAGTTCGGAGTGGAACAGGGAGTAGATCTCCCAGAAGCTCCGGTCTCCCTCCCACCATCCGTGATCCACAGCGTTCTGATGGATGGCGGGGATCATGGCGTTCAAATCGGCGATCACCTTCTCGTAGTCGTACACGTTGTCTCTCCTTTCTCTCCGGCTCAGCAGAGATCTTGCCATTTCCGCCTTGCCTCTTTCGATACCGCGCTTCGCGGCCTCTTCTTCTACGTCGTAAACGTGCATGGTGCCCCTCCTTTTCAGTCTTCCCATTCGGCGAGATCCAGGTCGTCGGGCTCGGAATTGTGCTTCGCCCTGAATCTTGCCGCCCGTTTTGTGTCTGTGTCTTTAAGCTCTTCATACGGGATCCTGACGACCCCGTCCGCGTTCGCCCGGATGCCGTCGAATCTCTCCGTCCGGCACTGTCTCACGCCGGTATAGGGGATGAACCATTCGATGACTTCCGCAAAAGTTCCGGTCTTCTTCCTCGGGCAGGCTCCGTAGTGCGTGTCCGCGCCGACCCATTTCCCGGTTTCTATCTGCGCGATGAACCGGCCCTTCGGTCTTTTGTGCGGTTTCAGCAGCGTCCGCATTTCCTCCGCGGTGAGGATCACGATGTCATTCATCACCCGCCCCCCTCGCGTCGATCTCCCCGCCGCAGGCCGCATAGCCCGCGAGGTCGATCCAGCAGTCCGCCGTGCCTCTTCCGGTCGTGTTCCTGGCGATTTTCAGCAAGCCCATCATGTGAGCCACGTCCCGGGCCGACAGGTTTTCAATGCCGACAACAGATAAGTACAGTCTCCAGAATTCCGCGATCAGAGCGAAATTATCTTCTGGCTTCCCGTAGTCCTGCTCCCTCTGGCCGCAGACGTTCTTTTCCGCCTCGTGCAGAATTTCAGCTCTCTCCACCGTATTCACCCCCTTTCTGAACTCTGATTTCGTAGACGTACCGGATCCCTCTGACAAAAACGTGCGACTGCAGGTCAGCCCCTCTGTACCTGCGGGCGATCCTCCGGACGACGGCGTTCAGCAAGAACCACAGGATGCGGTCGCCGATCGGATCATTCTTCGGAGACGCCGATCTGAGGTTGAGCATCTCGGCTCCGCAGTGTCCGCAGTATCTTTGCCAGTTTTCAAAGTCGTAGAAGTTCGACTGCCACATCCCGCATTCGGAGCACTGCGCCCATCCGTGACGGCCGATCCATGTACCGGTTTTCCGTTCAGGCATTGTCTCCCCACCTCTCCTTCCTCCTCTTGTCTGCTTCTGAAATCCGCTGGAAGACATTTTCCGGGGTGAGGAATCCGGTGACAGAATCGCGGGAAGCTTCTTCGGGCGTCAATAGACCCATGATTTCAAGAAGGTCCTCCTCGGCTCCATAGGTCCCGAAGCCTTCCACGACCGAGCATAAGAAATAATTCCCGGATGAATCCATCGCCTTTTCGTCCCATTCTCCTCGCCACATACCACGGTTCGGAAAAATGATTTGATAGTTCTTGTGGAAGGTATTCGTGTTATCGAAAAACTCAAACGGGATCCCCGCCTCTGTCAGCATATCTTTCAGCTTGAAGATGGCGGTATATTTCCTTTGCTCTTTATTGATAATTTCGCAGATCTCATCAGGTACGGAGGTGCAGAATCCGCCGATTTCAAGGCAGTTCCCATTCTCATGCCGCTTTGGGCAGTTTGTTCTATCAGGCATCGTAAACCTCCTTATCCATCCTCGCCCCACACTCTGGACACCGTTTGCTTTTGGCTCCGACATATTCATGGGAGAAGCCGCCAGTCCCGCCCTCATCCTTCCACAGAGCTTTCGTATTGCATACAGAACAACAGGGGCGACCGCCCCGGAAGTACCAATACCCGTGCTTCACAGGCTCCACGTCGGCGGCGGGGATAGCTTTGATCCGTTTAACTTCCTCGCACGGTTCTCCCAGCTGTCCGCAAACCTCAGTCCCCTCACAATTCCCGCAAAACGCTGAAACTGCATCGCTCTGCTTAATATAATCGTCATTCGGCATTTTCCACCTCCCCATATATTTCCGCTCCCAGTCAGGCATCGTCTCGCAACTCCTTTCTCTTGTAAACATACACCGGTACATGCGTGCGCTTTTTCGGCTCGCCGTATGACAGAAACCAGCCGTGCTGTTTCTCGCCGAGATCATCAACGCCGAAGCCAAAGTACACATATCCGTTTACCACACGGAAATCTTTCAGCAAATCCCCCGTTTCGTGAGTGAAAATCCGATCAGCTTCTTCAAGGGAATACTTTCTTGAAACTGCAAACAATGCATCCTGTTCGCCTATAAAGGTCCCGAAGTCGAATTTACTCATCCCACGCCACCGCCTTTCTCTGTCCCTCGGTCGGACGCGCGGTCCAGTATCGACGAATATCTGTGAAGGCTATAACATCATTCACATTTATCGTATTCCACCCGGAGCGTGTACTGTCTTTGTATTCTTCCCAAACATTCAGATGTCCGCTATCATCAAGATTGGGGTTGTTCTCGAAGTCTGCCGTCGTGACTATCCTCGGCTCCTGCGTATTCAGCAGAGCGAGAGTGTCGCGGCAAATACGTTGAAAATCACATATAAACTCACATTCCCGGTCTCTATACGGACATCCCGTACAATCCACGACAAGATCGTTCGCCCGGCAAACCAGCGCTTTCAGCACCTCTTTCTCGTCAATCATTCCACTTCACCCCCTGGCCGCAATGACGGCACACCTTAACCTTTCGCGGCTTTCCAAAGTCCAGATCAAAGTTTTCTCCGCAGTTTGCGCACTTATAGAATTTCTTCCCGTAGTTCGTAGTGATAACAGGCTTGCGGTCTTTCAGCAGAGAGATCGTATCGTTCAGCAGTGAGTTGAAGTCAGCCATGCCCATGTGGTTTATATAGAGCTGGTCACGACTCACCGCTACGGCATGGATTTCCTCAAGCCTTTGTACGACGTTTTTCCGATCAATCACGGATATTCCCCCAATCCTCATGGTGTTCAAGGATCCGCTCATGCGCGGTTTTGATATGCCGGTCGATGTAGTCCGCAGCCTCCCCTTTGGTCTTCCCGGTGAAGGGCGGGAGGGGGATCTTGGAGAACTCCTGCATTTCGGCGATATATGCCTTCTGTTTGTCAGTGGCGGGATCAGACCGCCAGTCGTGGTATTCGCTCATTCCACCCACATCCTTTCCGCGGTCTGGCCGCTCTTCATGATCGCTGACCGGTCGTCCAGCTCTTCCACGATGGACACGAGGCAGTCGTGTGCCGCTTTGATGTCCCAGAAGAGAGCGACGCACTGCATCACCTTCGACGTGTGGTAGATCAGGTCGGCCTTGGTGAGGCGGGAGAGACGCTTTCGCGCCTCTTCCACCGCAAGATCTTCTCCGTACCCGTTCACCATGGCGTAGTAGTCATACTCCCCGCCGTCGTAGCCCAGCACCTGATAGATCGGGCCGAGGACGGACACGGTGATGTCGTCCCAGATGGAGTTGTCCTCGTCGTAGCCCATGACGTCGTTCGCTTCGCTGATTGCCTCGAGCAGATCCCACGCGCCGGCCGACAGCTCGTCGAACTGGTCCTTGTACTCGTTGTAGTACCCCTCCTCGCCGTTATCGTAACCGTAGGGGTCGCCGTTTTCGCTGATCTCCTCCAGGTATTCCCGGATGTCGGAGAAGCGGAGACCTTTCAGACAGCTCTTTTTCCAGAGGGGCGTTTTGCTCTGCTTCATTTCCCAGACCTCGCTTTCTCGGCCAGATCGGGGTTGTCCCATACATTTCCGATGACTTCCAGGATTTTTCCCGGGACGTAATGCCCGAAGCCCCAGATCTCCTCTCGATCAGGAAATGAGATCCCGAAATATGCGCAGTCGTTTGCGTCTGAAAAGACCACCTCATGAATCCTTCCGGTAGGACAATATTTCACGATATCCCCGGTATAGATCTCCTTCCCGGTTTTGTCGCGGATTCCCGTATAGAGGCTGACCGTCTTTTCGTCTACCTCAAACCGGTCCGGGTACAAAGTGCCGCAGTCGGATTCTGTATAGCCCGGATAGATGCAGTGATATGTTTTGTGGTGATAGGGGTTGGTCAGGATGACATAGAATCCTTCGATCCATTTTCCGCTTCCCACGTCTTCGACTATCTTTGCCCTGTGCGTCAGGAATGCGTTTGTCTTCATGCTCGTTCCACCTCCCACGGCCACTCCTGCCGGAAGTCTTCGCCCATGATCTCTTTCACGCTCTGCTTCATGAAGACCGGGACGCCGCACTCGGCGCACTTTGCGGCAATGGTGTCAATCCACCCCTTTTCCGGCACGACCTTCTCCGGCCGGGTGCCCGATTCCTTGCCGATGATCACCCAGTCCATGCAGCCGATCTGCTCAAGGGAGGTTTCGTCCATCTCTTCAAGCAGCGGCTCCACGGAGACGAACCAGTTGAGGCCCGCTTTCCATGTGTCGGAAAGAGCTTCGATCCGGCTGGATCCGAGGCGGAGGTCCGCGTTTGAAGTGACGGTAGTGCCTATCCATGCGTCTATGCCGACGAACCACTCCGGGGGGATTGTTTCGTACCGGGCCGGATTTTTCGTCAGGAACAGATACCGGTGCCAGGGAGCATTCCGCGCCGCCTGAAGGACCTGCCGGATGATTTCGTCCGGCACCCAGTCGCCGAAGAGATCGGCCATGGAGCAGACGAAAATGGTGCCGGGCTTCTTTTTCTGCGCCGGCTCGTCCAGCCGGAACGGGAGAAACGTCGGATCAAAGCCGTATGGATAGGGATTGCCGTGGATCTTCGCGCCGACGCAGTTGATGTATTGTCCCTCCGGGAAGTGAACGGTGAGACGGTTTTTCACGGGCTTTCCGAACCGCTCCGTGACCTTCCGCGCGTAGCAGTATTCGCATCCGTGGAGGCACCCCGTGACGGGGTTCCATGTGTAGTCGCACCAGTCGATCTTCGTCTTGTTCATGCCCTGTCTCCCTTCGATGTGATCGGATCCGTTTCGCCGAGGTGGAGAAGCTCGCGCACCTTGCCGAGCACCTCCGCATAGCTCTTTTTGCCCATGTTCCGGATGCACCAGAGCTGACCTTCGCTTTCGGTTTCGATGATCTGCCCCAGCGTCTTGATCCCCGCCCGGCTGAGTACGTTGTACGCACGGACGGAGAGCTCCATTTCCTCAACCGGATAATCCAGCGAAGGGGCTTCGGCATCGGGGAGCTTCCTGCGCTCCTCATCCCACGCCGCAAGCCCGTCCAGCTTTCCGCGGAGAAGCCCGATCTGCGCCCGGTATTCGTCGAGGCCCGCCATTTCCGCGTTCAGCCCGGCGCGGGTCAGTTCGATCTCGCACCTTCTGGCGGCAAGCTCCCTCTCGGCTTCGTCCAGTTCGGGGTTGTACCCATTCACGAACAGATTCTTCCGGGCGGGGTGCCGGAGCTTTCGCTCAGCCTTCGCGCAGATCTGCCGCGCCCGTTCTGTCGTGACATTCCAGCGCTTTGCAATCTTCTCGTAGCTCAGACCGTCCCGGAAATACGCGTAGACGCTTTCCTGTTCCCGATCCGTCAGGGAGGAAACGGCGCGTTCCATGCCGGCGATCTGATCCTCCCGCAAAAGGCTCTGCGCCGTGTCGCCGACCACATCCTCGTACAGGTTATACGGCCAGGGAGACTCAAAGCCAGACGACAGGGCGACCTTTTTACGGGTCAGCATATACGCCTCGTATTCCATCCTCCGCACCTCCATGAAGCGCCGGGGGTAGTCCTCGAGAACGGCCCGTGAGGTTTCCTCGTCCATCCTCCCGCAGAGATAATCCAACGGGACGGCGAAGTAATCCGCCAGGATGATCGGCACCGTCGCTCCGGGTTCGGCCTTCCCGGTGCGGAGATTTTCGATGGTGGAATAGCTCAAGCCGGAGGCCCGCGCCAGTTCGCCGATCGTGATCCCCGCCGCGTCCATCAGGCCGTTCAGCCTCTCCGCGAGGGATCCGATGAAGGCCTGTCTCATTTCTTTGCTGTTCATGGTGATCTCCTTCTCAAATTCTGCTTTTCGTGACTTCCCGGAGTAGAGCTTCGTATCGGCTCAGGTCTCCGGAAGGGGGCGGGGGGCTTTTTTTCGGAGCCTCCCCCGCGCCGTCCGGCGTGACGATGGTCCCCCGGCCGCGCTGATCCCGCTCTTCCAGAGCCATGACCTGAAATCCGTAGATCCTCTCGATCCGGAGCAGCTGCGTCCTGTGTTCCGCCGCCAGCCTCCGGTCAACCGCGTCGGAGCCGTTGAACCACTCTGTGAGCCATTTCGCAATATGATCGGCCAGAGGATAAAGAATCTTCTCCTGCAGGGACGGAACGGAGAAGCGCGGTTTCCCTCCGGGATAGGTCATGTCGCGGAGGGCGAGGGCCGACGAACCGATCCACGTCCTCACCGCGTCCCGCCCGTTGTAGGCGTACCACGCGATCCGCGCCTCCCTCTGGATCCGGGCCGTTTCTCCGAGGGGAGGACTCTGCGGGGCGTACCCGACAGCCCGGTCGAAAATCCCGTCAGCGTCGAATCCCGCATCCTTCAGCCTCCGCGTCAGCTCCCAGATCGTTCCGTTTATGGTGTCCTCAAACGCTTCCGCTGGCGTAGCTTCCCGGCGCCCCCTGCGGCTGTTGACGTAAACGTGGTCGGCCACGTTCCGGTTGAGGTAGTACTCCAGCGTTTCCGCCTGCGCGTCGTAGAAGGCCGAAAGGCGGTCCTCGCGCCGGAACCACGGGTAGGCCTCGAGCAGAAGCTCCGCAGTCTCGGCTTCGATGGCTTCCAGCGATTGAACGCCGTACACCCGCATGACCTTCGCGATGCCCATGTCCTGCCTGATCGTTTTCGCCTGACACTTCATGCGCCCACCTCCTCAAACATGGAGACCTGCGCGTCCCGGATTTCCTTCCGAGTGCGTCTCTTGACCTCGATCACGGGCGCAGAGGGCGAAGATTCCTCCAGGGCGGGCGTCTCAACGTCTTCACCCTTCCGGGGCTGGAACAGCCTGTCCACGAGCCTCCATTGACGCCGCATGTTCCACACCTGAGAGCAGTACATCGGGGTGACGAAGGTTTCCCGCTCCATCGGCGCAAAGAGCGTTTCTCCGACCAGCGGTTTTGTCAGCGCGTCGTCCACCACGATGTAGCCGGGGCAGCCGAGAAGGGAGAGCTGGATGTACGCCATCATCGCCACGGTGTGGTCGATATCCTGCCCGACGAACAAGCAGTGATTCTGAAAGTTCACTCCCTGCGCCCGGCATTCCGACGCGAACGCGATCAGCATGGCCCCGCCGCCGATGCAGCAGTCCATGACGGACACCCACCCTTTTTTCTGAACTTCCTCCGTGAGATTCATACAGTTGATCGTCGACATCATCCGGCACACGTCGTAGGGCGTGAAGCACTGACCGAGGCCCTTGTTGCCCATGTCGAGATTCATGTAAAGATGCCCGAGGAAATCCTGATCGGGGTTCTGCTCCAAAGCCTGGGCGGTGAGGGCGAAGAGGCGGGCGATGGCCTGCCCCTCCGTTTCCTTGTACTGCGACATGATCCGCAGATACTCCTTCTCCCTCTGCTCGCTGTGAACATGATCGACGGCGTTTGAAATGGCGTAGCCGGCACAGTGGACGAAATCTGACCAGACTTTCCATCCGCTGTGGACGTAGGCGAGCGAGCGGAACGTGTCGGCGAAATCCTTCTCGATCTCATTCTTCGTCAGAAACTTCGCCATCGTCGGCCTCCCCTGTACATCCGGAGATCGGCTCCGCCGAGCTCCTTGGAGAACGCTCCGGCGTTCTCCGGTCCTTCAAGCGGTCGAGGTCGTCGTCCGCGTCCGGAGAAAACGCCTGTCCCGCGCCATCGGCCCACTCTTCCTCTGTCGGTGCGTCCGCGGGCTTGTCCTTGTCCACGTAGAGCGGATGCGTCCCGCTGATCATCTGCAGCTCCTCGTCACTCAGCTCGTAGTTGAACTCCATAACAAGCCACTCGTACAGCTTGTCAAGGGCCTTGTTCCGCTGGAACTTCGGAAACTCTCTCCGATATGACCCCCAGCAGATCTTCTCTTTCGAATCGTTCCACCCCGCGTAGATCATCGCGGGAACGGCGGTGCTCCGGTCGGCGAATTTCGTCTCCGCCGCATCAAAGATCTGATCGGAAGACAGATACGAGCCATCGGGGGTCAGCATATCCCGAACTGAATTGCCTGAATAGCTGACTGCGGAGTAGAGAATCGCATAATACGCGCCGCGGATCATCCCGCCCATGTTCTTCTCGGTCATGCGCAGACCGTCCACGAAATCCTTCCGCAGGGCGTAGGCGTTCGCGGCAATGGCTTCGAGCTTTTCCCGCGTCTCCGCGATGTACTTCTCCCGGTCGATTTCGTCCTGCGGTCTGGGCGGGGCTTTCACGGCCTTCTGCTTCTCGTAGATGCAGAGATAGTCGTAGCCGAACGCGCAGCCGTAATCGCCCTTCGCGTACTTGTCCAGGGCTTCCGGCTTCCAGTCGGTGTACTTGATCTGCTTGACCTGCTTCCATTTGCCGGAGTACTGCTCGCTGGCCTCCAGCTTGCGGATGTGGTATTTCCTGAGGATAGGCGCCGCTTCCTTCTTGCACCGCTTTTCCACCTGCTCCCGGATCGCGTTTGTGACGGCGTAGTTGAAATCGTTCGTTCCGATCTTCTTCAGGACTTCGTTCCGCTTGGCGGGATCGTCGATCTCGTTCAGCCGGTCAAAGTCCCCGATGCTGACCTGACGGGCGGAAACCTCTTTCAGGGTGTCGTGATCCAGCTCCGCGATTTTCAGCCGGCGCCGGACTGTCGTCTGGGAGAATCCGGTCTTGTCGGCGATCTCGGCCACGTCCGCGCCGAGCATGGATAACTGCTGGAAGCCCATCGCCTGTTCATAGACGGTCAGGTCGTTCCGCTGCATGTTCTCCAGAAGCATCGTCTCGATCTGCTCCTGATAGCTCATGTCGGAAATGACACAGGGCAGGGAGGAAAGCCCTGCCTGTTTTGCCGCGGCCAGTCGCCGGTGCCCGATGATGACCGTGTAGCATGTGTCCGGATCGGCCGGATCGACCGGCACGACGGTGAGGTTCTGGAGGACGCCCTTCGCGCGGATGCTGTCGGCCAGCTCGGAAACGTCGCCGATGTTCTTGCGCGGGTTCTCGGGATGCGGAATCAGTTTTTCGACGGAAATATGGGTGATTTGGGTCTGTCCCATTGTGGTGATCTCCTTTCGCTTATTCGTCCCTTTCGTCCGCGCCGATTACTTCGCACGCGGGAGCCATGTCCCCGTCGCCGTAATAATCGTCGTAGCTCTCTTCTTCGTCGGTCTCGTCGAACAGGCCGACCTGCTGATCGTTCTGGCGGATGGCGTAGGCTCCGGCTCTGCGGTCCCAGAACAGCTCGTTTTCGCCGACCAGTCCCCCGGATTCCTCGTTTTTGATCTTGAGCGTGGACGTGATCTTGTGCAGGATGTGGATCATCGTCGCATGGCGCGTCGCCCCGACATACCGGGCGTTTTTGTCGTCAACCTCGCGCTCGTCGGTGCTGATCGTGAACTTCACGGTGATCTCCGCGCCGTCCGTCTCCTTCTGCTCCATGATGGCCAGCGTCTCGGTCAGCTTCTGGTTGAACTGGTTCTTGAACTCCGACAGGGCGTCGGAACTCAGGCTGAGAATGATGCTCATGGTGATCTCCTTTTCATGTATTTTCCTCGGGGTCGTACCCTCGGAGAATGACTTCGGTGCGCGGGTGGTCGGACCAGAATTTCCGCACCACCGCATCCACGATATAGCGGTCGTCGCCGTAGGCGATCCGGTTCAGCGCGTCGGCGACGAGCTTCCCGATGTTGTCCCAGTCCGGGGTTTTGGCCGGGCGGAGCTTTCCGGAGAGCATCGCCGCCCGGACATCCTTCTTTGCAGATTTCGGAATGCCCATGTAAGCGATGACGCGGAGGTCGATGTAATACCCGTCCGGGAACCGGAAGTTCCGGCAGGCCCTTCGGTATGCCCAACGGACAAGCTCTTCGCGGTCGTGCGTTTCCTTCGGCGTGTAGGTGACTTTCCCGTTGTGGCGGGGTCTCTGCTTGCCGAACGGCTCCACCTCCACCACAAAGCGGATCTCTTTCATACCCGGCCCCCCTTTTTTTCGCGGACGATTGAAGTTCGCGCGTTCTGCGCGAAACTTCGGCGGACCGCTTCGTGTGGCGTCGGACGAGTGTTCGCTTCGCGAAACTCAGCGTACTGCTCGCCGTTGCGGAAGGCGACGCCCTCCTCTTTGCGAACGCCGGCTTTCCGAAGCGCCCGCTGCTTCTGGCGGTTACGCATCGTCTGCCTCCTTCCGGATCGTCATGAACTGCTTCACGATCTTCTCATAAGCGCGGGGCACGTCTGCAAATTTCTCCCCGATCGTTCCGCAGATGAACCAGTCTCCGACCAGATTCCTCCCGGCGAAAGAATTGTCGGGGAGCTTTTTGAGACGTCCTTCCTCATTGCAGACGAGGATGATGTCTGGCATCAGAGGGACGATTTCGATATACCCGCCGACGAGTTCCTGACAAGCCTCCAAGGTGTTCGGGATCGTCTTCTCCCGCATGGTCTTTCCGGCTGGTTTGTACAGCACTTTGATTTTCTCAGACTTCACAGCTTTCACCTCCCAGCGTCGTTTTCTTCACCGTGTAGGCGTTGGTGAGAGGGTGCATACAGTCGAACGGTGTGTTCGCTGCCGTGTCTCCCTCGCTGTACCAGACGAAGGCTCCGCCCGGAACGATCCGTTTGATCTTGCCGATCTCGTACCTGTCGCCGTTCCGGTAGATGATCAGGTCGCCCGCTTTGAAGGCCGGTTCTTCGCGTTTCTTCATGTCAGCGCCCCTCCGTTTCAAGCCTGTACTGGATCCCGATTACCCGTTCGGAATAGTCCGTCGCGTAGATCCCCTGATCGAAGAGCACCTGCGCCCTCGGCTCACCCATGTTGTAGCACATGAGCGCTCCCGAAGCGTACCCGTACCGGGCGTAATAATCCGCAAGGAGCCAGATCCCCGCCCGCGCGTTCTGCCAGGCGTCAAGGAAGTCGGTGACGCCCAGCTCGCGGGACAGCCATTCGTGGCAGATGCTGTTTATCTGCATCAGGCCCCAGTCGTCGCTGTCGCTGATTATCCACGGGGTGTAGTGGGATTCCTGCTCGATCACGGCGATTGCCAGCGTATAGGGGAGGCCGCTTTCTTCGCACAGCCGGTGGATGTACTCCTGCAGGTATCTGTCGAGCGGCACGTCCAGGAGGTAATCCGGTATTACTTCCGGTTCGATGTTGTAATCGATCCCGCCCGGATCAATCCCGACCGGGGGATGCGGTTTGATCGGGACATTCGTGTCCCCGACATAACTGTCGGTCGCACCGTCAACTGCATCGTCAACTGTTTCGGGCAATTCGTCAACTGTTTTGACAACTTCTTGCTGAAAACTTGCTGGAACTTTCTCAAAACTTGCAACCCACTCCACCGCCATCGGCTCCTCGGGGCGATACCATTCCGGCACGGGGCTGTCCCCTTCAGCGTAGGTGCTGATCCGAAGTGCAGTTTCGATTTTCTCCGCACGGCAGGCCGGGGAGAGGAACAAGCCGATCTCCGTTCCGTCAGCTTCGCGGCCGATGCCGACCGTGGGCACATCCGCGGGCAGCTCCGGCGATTCGGCCGGGCGGAGCCGGATGCTTCGGGCCACGGTGACGACCGCGGCGATCAGGGCGGCGACGCCGATCACGGCCAGCGCGGCGCGGGTGATCTGTCTCACGCGCCACTCTCTGAGGGTGTAGACCCGGGGCTGTGCCGGGTTCTGGAAATTGTTCTTCATGTCGTTCTCCTTACTTTTCATGTGGTGATCTCTGTCTGTGTCATTGTCCGGATTCAAGGGCGTCCAGCACCCGGTTCCTTGCTGTGTTCAGCGCGTCCGGGTCCTGTTCGCCGGCGTCCGGCAGGGTTCCGAAGGTCTGAGCGATGTACTCCCTCAGCTCCGGGGCGATTCTGTTCCGATGCTCCTCCTGCTCCCGCATCGCCACGATCTGGCGGAGGAACTGACCGTGAACGACCGTGTTCAAGACCTCGGTGTCCGTGTGGCTCAGATCCCGCAGACGGGAGGGGGAGGCGCACCAGCGTTTGAGTACCGGGGGGAGGTTTTGAAATTCCTCCTGCGCCCCGTAGTACCCGTTCTTCACGGCGTTCATGAGGACGATCCAGAGATCCTCGTCGGTCGCCGCGCCCGTGACGGAGGCGATGATGTCCCGCATCCGGTTTTTCACGTCTGCGATCTCTGGCGGGAATCCGTTGTGCGTTTGGATCAGATCTCGGACGGCTGCGGTCACGATTCGGGGATCATCTTCAGCGAAGATCGTAGCCCAGAGGTTCAGGGTGTCCTTCATGTCGGCGACACGCATCTTGGCGTAGAACGTCGGATAAGCCAGCCGGAGGATTTTTAGACAGGCCGAGGTTTCTTCACGCGTCATCCAGTCCACTCCTCTCCCCGCGCCGCCGCGTCCATGAAGGCGATGAACGGGTCGCGGTCTTCCGTGCCGGGTGGAGCAGACCGTCCGTTTTTGTTGTCGTAACGGTGCTCCAGCACCTTCTGGAAGTTTGTGGCGCACATCAGCCAGTCGAAGTTGGCACGCCAGTTCCGGACGTTCTGCCCTTTCAGAAAATCCGAAGCCTCCGCAAGCCTGAACAGCTCTTCGAATACCGCCAGATCGGGAGTGACTCTCCATCGTGCGGCAATCGCCTGTTTCCGCTTCCCTTCGACCATCCGCAGCTTCCCATAAGACGGACACAGCCGGTGGAACAGGTCGATAATCTGCTTGAAGGGGACGTTTTCAGCGCCGCCTTCCTCGGCTTCAGGGTCGACAACCGCCTGCGGTTTCGACTCAGAAATAGCGTCAGCTATTTCTGTATCTTCTCTTTTGTTTTCGTCTTTGTTTTCGTCTTTGTATTGGGTTTTTTCGGTTTCCGGTAGAACCGTCCGGTTTTCGGAAGAACCGTTCGGTTTTTCTGTTCCGTTTTTTGGCCTGCCTCCCTTTTCGCCGTTTTCCCGGTTTTGTCTGCAGATATCCTCGTACGAGGAAGAGGCGCGGTCGATGTCGTAGATGATGTTGTCCAAAGCGAGGCGGCACACAGGCTCAAGCTCCGGTATCGTACCGCTTTCAGCGTATTGGAGGGCTGCGCGGACGACAATCCCCATCTGTTCGTCGGTCAGAGAGGCAAGGCGCTTTCCGTAACTGAAATACAGGGGGAAGTACTCCCGTCTTTTCTCTGTTCCGGGTTCTGCTTTTCTGCTCATGTGCCCTCCTCAACGTAGTTCCGGCCGAAGACCCGGATGAAATCCTCCGTGGTCCAGCCGTATTCCTTCATGGCGGTTCTCTGCGCTTCGGCCTGCAGCTCCCTGCAGACGGCGCGGTTCGCGTGAACGGCGCCCCGGTCGTAGATGTGGCAGGAGAAGTGATGCAGCCTGACGGTGAGGCCGTACCGCTCCGATTTGGAGCGATACGGGCCAAAGAAAACGTGATGCGTGTCCAGCGGGTCTGCGGATGTGCCGTACCTTCCGCAGAGCCAGCACCGGGCGGGGTCTTTTTGAAGAATGCTCGTCATCAGAACGGGAGCTCCTCGTCGTCCTCCTGCAGGGGAGGAAACGACGGGGCCATCGTCTGCTGGGCGGGCTTGTCGTACCCGACGCCGGGGATCAGACCGGACGAGGAAGATCCTCCGTAGTTCTGCGTCTGAGTCTGCCGGGCGGGCTGTCCTCCCTGATAGTACGGCGTCGAGGGGGGATTGTTGAAATTCGCCGAAGGCGAACTTTCGGCCGTCACCTTGCTCTCCACGAAGTCGGCCTGATTCACGAGGACTTCCGTGACGAACCGCTTCTGTCCCTGCTCGTCGGTCCAGCTCCGGTTCTGGACGCGGCCGACGATGAAAATGGGCGAGCCTTTGTCGAAATACCGCGTGATGAACTCGGCGGTTCTCTCCCACGCGGAGAGGTTGAAGAAGTCCGTCTCCTTGTTCCCGTCGCGGGTCTTGGGACGATCCACGGCTATGGAGAAGGACGTGAAGGTCTTTCCCGTGGTCGTGGTCTTCAGCTCCGGCCGGGCGGTGCATCGCCCGGACAGGATGATCTGGTTGAAGCAGAGGCTCATTCCTCGTCCTCCTCTTTGGGCTTCTCGTAACGGACGCCCGTGATATTGTGCAGGACGCTCACTGAATCGTAGCGGTCTATTGTCTTGAGTATTTTCTTCACGATGTCAAGCGTGGCTTCGGCCCGTTCAAGCTCTTCCAATCTCTCAAGCGAGAGAAGTACGAATCCGAAAGGGGCGGTGTTTGTGGTGTTCTCGTTCATGTTTTTACCTTTCCGGGGCTGTGCCCCACAGTGATTTGATTCGTGCGATTTCGTCCGGCGTGTCGGTCTCGATGCCGACCGACTGACAGTCCTGGATGATCGCGTCGATCAGGGAGGACATCTGCTTCGTGTCGTATTCCGACGATCCGAGCCAGAGCATCAGGTTGACGCAGCCGGGGAGCTTCGACGGCATCTGTTCCACCTGCCACCCGATCCCCCGGGAGGACCAGCACCGCGCCACCGTCTCCGCGTCGTCTTCCGAGACGCAGATGATCTTGGACACGCCGCCGATCTCCCGGATCGCGTGACGGTAAACGTCTGCAGGATCCATGCTGAGGGCTTCGGCCAGCTTGTGGATCAGCACCCAGCAGTAGGCGTTCGCATCCAGCGAGCGGCGGGGGCGGTATTTTTTGATTTCCACGTTCACGTCCCCGTCCTTCAGCGCATCGAAGCGTTCCGTGAAGTCCGCTTTCAGCTCCAGCGATACGATCTGGTTTCCGTCCCGCGTGAGCGTCAGGTCCCTCAGCTTTGCAATCATGTCATTCTCTCGCTTTCCAGTGTTCCGTGTAGATCTCCCAGAGGTTGTCGTACTTGATGGAGGCGGCGAACTCCCGGATGATGTCGGCAATCGGCGGGGTGTCTGCCCGGGCGTAAGTCTCCACATAGAGGTCAACCCCGTCCGATACCAGATACCGGAACTCGTATGCTTCCGGTACGATCCAGAAGTAAGCGGGATGCTGGGGGGATTCCAGATATTTCCCGGCCAGATCCGTGGATCCAAAGGCCTTGTTTGAGAATTTCACATCGAAGATGACCCCGGCTCTCAGCGCGTCCAGGATGCCGTAAACGAGGAATTCTTCTCCGTCCAGTTGCAACACGCGGGAGGCCTTGACCTGCGTCTGAGCGCCCCGGAGGACTGTTGCAACAGCCTGTATTCCGCTCTCCCATGTCGGATGGGCGTTCCGGGGCTGTCCGTGGACGACTTTGTAGACCTCGGCCTCAAAATCAAGCCCGTTCTGCATGGCCGGCGTGGCTTCCTTCTGCTCCCTGCGGAGAGTGGCGAGAAACTCGTCCTGAGCCTCCTTCCACTGCTCGTCCGGGGCGGAGAACTGATACAGCCACGACGACAGCAAACTTTGTGTGACTAAGTACATCTGCTCACCTTCCTCTTTCGGCGGTTGTTTGCCTGTTCTGCTGGAGTTGCCCATCGGCAGTTTTCGGGGCAATATCCGCTGTCGTTGTCGACGCGGTCTATTGACAGATCTTCTCTGTATCCGTTTCCTAACGCCCAGTCCGCAAATGCCTCAAAGGACTTGATCAACTCTTCGCAGATCTTGATGCCGCGCCCGCCGTAATCTTTGAATGCGGTATTATTGGGGTTTGTGCAGCGCTGCTTCATATTGGCCCAGATGTTGTATAACCGAGTGTGCCGTTTGCCGTGGGTTGTCAGCCGTTCTTTTCTGTGGCACCCACAGCTGACGGTTCCACCGGAAACCAGTTCATGCGTGCAGACTACGCAGGAATTGCCGCATTCACAGGAACAAACCCATGCAACACGGTGGCTCCCGCTTGGGGTGATTTGATCAGTCGTTCTTTCTATGACTGTCAGCTTTCCGAACTTCCTCCCTGTGAGGTCAAGGTATTTCACTGGATCCCCCTGTAGCTCTTGGCCTCCGCATCCCATTTCAGGCCGAGGCTGTTGGCCTTCTCCTTCAGCATCATGGATGCCTCCCGCTTGGAGGACAGAGCGTGGTTCATTTCCGGGAGGGCAGCAGCCGCGGCGTTTGCGTCGTCCGCGGTCTGGATCGCGCCGATGACCTCCCGCACTTCCTTCATCACCGCGTCGTACTGCGCCTGCATCGGGGCAAAGACGTCGTTCTCGTGGGCGATGTTGGCCTTGGCCTTGTCGAAGAGGTTTGACAGGAAGTCGTTCGTGTCCGTGATGGACTTGTCCGGCACCGGCATGATTCCGGCGATCCCGTGGGATCCTTTGGCGAAGTATTCCTGCGTGGGCGTGAAGGCGATGGTGCGCTGATCGCCGATCATCTGCATATAGCCGCCGAAGTCGCAGGAGTTCCAAACGGAGTTTTTCGTCGCGCCCTCGCACAGAAGCCTCTGCTGGGCGTTGCCGTCCTTGTCGGCCTTCTCGTCGGCGTGGAAGATGTAGATGACGTTCTTGTGCATGGCGTCCCGGAGCCGGGAGGTGAAGGAGGCGAATTCGTTCTTCACGACGCCGTAGCCTTTCAAGCTGTTGAACTCCCCGTTCTTCTGCTTGCATCCGGGCTGCGTCCTGAGCGCCCAGTCCTTCAGATAGGTGATGAACGCGCCGCCCGTGTCGATGATGACGCTCTGGCAGTCCCGGACCTCCGGGGATTCGATGTCGTGGAGAACTTCTTCGTAGTTCTCGCAGACGATGGTGAGCTTCCGGTGGTCGGCTCTCACGCGGTCGACGCCGTTCTCAAAGTCAATGAGGATCGGATCGGGCGCGGACAGGGCGAGGGTCGTCTTGCCGATTCCGGGGGAGCCGTAGACGATCATGGAAAACTTCTTGTCCGTGAAGGTCATCTGCTGAGGTGATTTGATCATGGTGGTGATCTCCTTTTGAAAATGTATTTCTACTCCACGAAGGAATAGTGACAGTGTGGACATCCGGTGACGAGCCTGTGGCCCGCCTCCCAGACGCTGATGCCGTGGGAGATATAGCCCTCGGCGGTTTTGAGATTCTCGTAGATCTGCTGGTGGCACCGGTAACACCGCCCTCCCGAGGGAGCGAAGTGCGGCAGGTCGTTCGTCTTGCAGTACTTCGCCTGAAGCGCGGAGGCTTTCGCCGGATCCCGGAGCTCATGCTCGTAGAGGTGGTCGCGGATCATCGTGGACAGATACGCCTGCATCGTGTTCCCGCTCTGCCGGGCGATTTCCCGGAACCGTTCGCATTCCTCGTCAGACAGCCGGCACGAGACCGACGCGGTCAGACGGTGCCGCCCCTGACGGACCCACGCGGCTTTCTTTTCTTCCTCCGGGGTCAGCTCCCGGCGAAGATCCTTCATGCTGTCCTCCGCGAGCTGGACGCCGTAAAGCTCCGTGCGCTCGCATTTGGATTGCAGGGTCTTGTCGTACTTCGGGTGCCGTCTCTGCACGATGGCGATGATGGCGGCGGGCGCGGCCCCGGATTCCTCGCGGATGCGCCGCAGGGGATTGACAGGCGCCGTGGTTTGTGTTATACTAAGATCGCTGGCGATTGTGGTGATCTCAGCATGGGGATCTGCGTCCTTCGGGAGGCGGTCCCCCTTTCTTTTTTCGCTCATGTCTCCTCTCCGTATTTCGCGCTCAGCTCCCGTGCCGCCAGAATGGCCTGAGCCTGACGCTCGCGCTCCTCCGCGTCGCGGATCTGCTCTTCAGACGCGCCCTTCCATCTCTGGACGGCACGGAGCAGCGAACACGCCAGCGAATCCTTCACGGCCTGCGGCATCAGCGGGAACAGTTCCTGTTCGTTCTCTTTCATGGTGGTCTCCTTTTTAAGACTGGCCGGAAGTTTCCAAAACGGGGCCATCCGGGGCAAAAAAATACTCTCCGATGTCACGACGGGAAATAGACAGCACGTCACAGCTTCTCTGGATCTCGCTTGCCTTGAACTCGCGTGCGCCGGAAAGCTTTGCACGCAGGCTCGGCCGAGAAATACCAACTGCTTCGGAGAAGCTTTCCATCGTAAAGCCCATTTCGACGATGCGGCCGCGGAGCTTGTTGGAATTGGTCATAGTAATCACTCCTTTCGTGTTGCCAATTCGGGGACAAGGCTATCTTACCACACCGTCCCCGCTTTGTCAACACTTTTTTCAAAAAAAGATCAATTTGTTTCCATTTTGGATTGACTTCTTTCCGGCGGTGTGGTAGAATAGGGTATCACCAGCGGAGGTAAAGAGATGACGATTTACGAAAGAATCCGGACTCTCAGAATTGAAAAAGGACTCAGCCAGGGAGAGCTTGCAAAACTGGTAGGATATGAAGGAAGGTCTGCAATCTCCAAGGTTGAAAATGGCGACCGTGACATCAGCCAGTCTATGATCGAGAAGTATGCAAATGCTCTCGGCGTCTCTCCCGCCTATCTTCTGTATGGTGACAGCGAAGGTGAGGACAGCACCGAGAAGGAGAAACAGCTCCGCGAGCAGACATATACGAATCTCTTCTCGAGGCTCAACCCTGCCCATCAGGAAATGATCATCGCTCAGATCAAGGGGATCCTTGCAACCTATGATTCGGAGGGCCAGTCATGAGCCGAATGAAACCCGAGAATGTTTTCCTGACCGCCGCGCTCTCCGTGATCGGGGTCGCGGCTGTCGCTGGGTACATCGCCGTCATCGCTCCGACCTACGACAGCGAGAACCGCATCCCGACGCCGGAGGAGTTTGCTCTTACCGTCAAAGCCGCTGAGCCGGAAACGGAAGCCCCGGCCCAGCTCTCCGCCCTGTATGCTGCTCCCGAGCCGGAGGAACGAGCGCCGGAGACAGAACCGGCCCCCGAGACCGTCCCGGAGACCGAAGTTCCGGCTGAAACCGAACCGGCCCCGGAACCGGATCCGGCAGAAACGACCCTTGAAGAATGGTTTGCTCTGGTGGAGGAACGCACCAGGCCGAAGGAGCGGGATCCCGAGGAAACGACGCTTGATGAATGGTTCGAAAAGATCGACGCCCTGTATGCGGTGGACACTGACAAAGAGCAGACCGGCACCGAGGAACCGTATTCCGTTTCGTCTTCGTTCGCCGGCTTCTTCGTGTCGAACGGGGACGGTACCGGCTCGTCCGTTTCCGTGTCGTCCGGCGAAGGATCCTCCGGCGCGTCCATCTCATGGGGCGTCAGCTCCACGGACGGGGAGTTTCTTGATATCCAGACGGATGAAAACTCCCGCGTAACGGTGACTCAGACGGAAGATGGGTACAGTTCTGTCACTTCATGGTCGGATGGGGAGGGTACAAGCTCTTTCTCCGGGACTTTCGCTGGGGAAGGATTCAGAACATATTACCATGATCCCACTGATGATTACGTTCTGAATACGAAATCAAAGACAATCCACAGTCCAACCTGCGGTGATATTGAGAAAATAAGCCCGGAGAATTACGCAACAACTCCTGATTTTGATAGTTATCTCGATGCTGGCTACACTTTTTGCGGCCATTGCTTGACGGAGGATGGAGAAGATAGTGAAGAACTATTTCAGGAGTATTTGTATGAGGAGACCGAAGATCTTTACGTTCTCAACACAAACCCCAAAAGCAAGAAAATCCATAAGCCGCACGGGTGCAGTTCTGTAGACACTATCAAGCCGGAACACTATGAGACAACAAGCGATCTGACATCGTATCTGGCGGACGGGTATACATATTGCGGGAAATGTTTCAAATGACCATTTTCGTGACCTCACGAAAATGATAAAACCCCCGTCCCTCGGCTGAGGGGCAGGGGCGGTAAAAACATATCCGGTTCCTGCGCGGTTCAGGCGGCGCCATGCACCCATCAACCGCTGTTTCCGGGTCTTATTCGGTC